ATTCCATCACATACACATGCTTTAGATGCTAGTGATAATCCAGGTGGATCTGGAGCGATTGAGGTTGCTGGTGGTTCACCAACATCAACACAGTCAACACAAGCCACAGGTGGCGGAAGCGCGCATAACAACTTACAACCATACATAGTTGCTTATATGTGGAAACGTACAGTATAGGAGCTGACAATGGCCCTATACCCAATCACACCACCCGCAGGAATAGTAAAAAACGGTACTGATTACGCCAACAAAGGACGTTGGGTAGATGGTGATTTAGTACGTTTTGAAAACGGTTATCTTAAACCTATTGGCGGTTGGACAAACTTTGAAAATACTACCCTAGCAGGCACGCCGATAGCCATGTATTCTTATAGAACTAATGACGGAGACAAGGTTCTGGTTGTTGGTACAAGAACAAAAGTTTATGTATTTTATGATGATGCTTGGATAGATATCACACCATCGGGTTTTGTTGGCGATTCTGTCAATACTTCAAATGGCTATGGTACATACGATTATGACGAAGAGAATTATGGAGTTGCAAGATCAGCGTCTACGCTTGCGTTAAAAACAGATCATTTCTCATTTGATAACTGGGGAGAGCATTTAGTATTTTGCTGTTCTAGTGACGGTAAAATATATCAATGGCGACCAGATGCAGGTTCAGGATCTCCAGATACTATAGCTACACAAATAACAAACTCACCAATAGGATGCCAGGCTATTATAGTAACCAATGAAAGACACTTGGTAGCTATTGGTTCATACAGCGATCCTAGGAAAATATCCTGGAGCGATAGAGAAGACAATACCAACTGGACCGCAACAGCAAGAAACACAGCTGGAGACTTACAAATACCTACTGGTGGTAGAGCCTTGTATGCAGTTAAGTGGCAGAACAGCGTTATTATATTTACCGATATTGGTATTAATAAAATGTATTATGCTGGTTCTCCATTTGTATATGGAATACAAGACGCTGGCGTTAATTGCAAGGCTATCTGTCCTAGAGGAATAGTTGCTTCTGGTGACTTCATATCATGGATTGGCGAGAACTCATTTTTTACATACTCAGGTACTGTAAAAGAACTAAAATCAAATGTGCATGATTTCATTTTTGATAACATACAATCTGGTACACAAGAAAATACTTTTGGTACACATAACGTAGACTTTAATGAGATATGGTGGTTTTTCCCAGTCGGGGATGACTACCAACCAACACCAAACAAATATGTTATCTGGAACTACTTAGACAATGTATGGTCTATAGGATCTATGAATAGAACATGTTGGATTGACCAGGGAGTGTTTGCTAATCCAATAGCATGCGACTCAAACGGTAATGTATACGAGCATGATAAAAGACCATTGTTTGACTCACCAGGCATAGGCAATCAAGTGCCATTTTGTACTAGCGCACCTATAGAGCTAGGTAATGGCGACAGGGTAATACAAGTAAACCAAATTATTCCAGACGAAGAGTCTGCAAACTTGCCAGGCATAACTGTAGGATTTACTGGTGGCTTTACACCTCTAGGATCTCAAACAGATTTCGGTAACTTTACCTTCCAAACAGACGGATATACTGATGCAAGGTTTAGCGCAAGACAGGTACAAATGAAAATTACAGGATCTTTAACAGAAGACTTCCAAGTCGGAGTTATAAGAGTAGACGGTAAACCAAGAGGCAGAAGATGATATCACCAGAAAGTAAAGCCCAATATATACAAAGAGTAACTAATTCTAAACTGACTGTATCTGGAACAACGTCTTTAGAAACAATATATACAGCACCGACTGGTACGGATTTTGATTTTGCCATTGTAGAGTCTATTTTAGTATGTGACCACGGCAACCAACAAACAAACATAGATATATCAATAACTACTGGTGCATCTAACTTTTACATTTTTAAACAACATAATATAACAGCACACGCAACTGACGAATTGTTACAAAATGATTTAGTTTTAACGGCTGGACAGGTCCTAAAAATACAAGTAAGCCATGCAAACATTAATGTCATTGCAAGCCTAGTAGAGTATGCAAAAGGCGATTAATGAAAGCTGGCAAGAGGAATGGATAAGAACCAAACCTCTTATAGCAAAAGCGGTTAAACATCAAGATGCCTATACAATTGATGACATAGAAGATAAAATAAGAGAAGGAATATTCCTACTTTGGGCTAGCAATAATGCAGCATTTGTAACAGAGTTTGTAGTATTTCCACAGCACACCGCAATGAACTTACTCTTTTGTGGTGGTGACTATAAAGAGTTAGAGGCGATGTTGCCACACATAGAAGAGTACGCAAAGAAATGTGGAGTAAAAAGGCTTTACGGTGGTGGCAGAAAAGGATGGACAAGAAAGCTTAAACATCTTGGATTTGTAACAGAACATTTAATTAGAAAAGATTTATGAGTAAAGGAAAAACAAAAACAACTTCGCAAGCCACAATGCCAGATTGGCAGATGGACTTATTTAAAGACTATTATCAACAAGCCAAAGACGCAGCTGACATACCATTTCAGGGATATACTGGCGATAGAATAGCAGGTTTATCTCCAGAAGAGATGCAAATGGGAGCAGGTATACAGGGTTTGTTTGGTAGTGCATTTGGTGGATTTGATCCCACAAGACAATTACAGCAATTGGCTGGTCAACAAGCTCCACAAATGGGAGATGTGCAATCTTTATTAGATGTAGATATTGGCGCGTATCAGTCACCTTATCAACAACAAGTTATAGACCTAACAGAGCAAGACTTTGCTAGACGTAGAGATTTACAACAACAGCAAGCGCAAGATGTAGCAATGCGATCTGGTGCGTTTGGTGGCTCAAGAGGAACTATATACGAGCAAGAAGCATTAAGACCTTTACAAGAACAAGAGGCTAGAACAGTTGCAGGTTTGCGACAGTCAGGATTTGAGTCAGCACAAAGGGCTGCTGAGTCTGACATAGCAAGACAACAACAAATGGCCATGCTTGCACCAGAATTAGAACTTAGAGGTAGACAACAACAAGCTGGTTTACTAAGCGGTTTATTAGGCGGACAAACGCAAGCACTAGGATTACTTGGTGGTTACGGTGGTTTGGCCAGAGGACTAGAGCAACAAGGCAGAGACTTTGACTTCAGCGAGTTTATGAGACAACAACAATACCCAGCATATCAATTAGGATTGCTAGGACAAGGGCTTGGAATGATGCCTAAACTTATGGGCCAAAGCGGAACTACTGAACAATTTGCATCACCATTAAGTGTTGGTGGAGACTTGTTAGGAATGGCAGCAGGATTAGCTACAGGTGGCGTATTTGGTCCTTTATCAGCAGGTGGTGTTGGTGGAGCTGCGGGTATAACCCCACAAATTAATATGCCATCGTTCTTACCAGGCGCGGGAACAGGATTACCAGGAATTTAATTATGGCATTTGGAAAACCTAGAACACCTCTAACACCAGAGGAGCAAGTTGAAAGAAATAGAAGGCGTGCTATAGGATTATCTGTAGCAGCAGAAGCTTTTAAACAAGGAGATCCTGTTGGTAGAGCTTTAGGCTTAAGGCAACAGTTTGAACAGCAAGCGCAACAGGCTGAGCAAGAAGCACAAGAGCAAAGGATGTTAGCTTCTATGACTCCAGAGCAAAGACAAATATATAATATGCAAAAAATGGGATTACCAGAATCATACATAAAGTCAAAGCTTTATCCAACTCAAGAAAAAAAAGGTACACAAAGATATACTGTATATGACAGAGAAACCGGCAAGCCAATAAGATCTATATCTGCTTATGACCAAGTAGCAATTAATGAGGCACAAAATAATCCAAAGGAATTAATTGGATCTTTCGCTGGATTGAGTGAAGATAAACCTCCAAAGGTTACTAAAAGCGATTTTGTTGTAGATATATTAACTAAAATACAAAAAGATCCAGATTACAAATTATCAGACTCGGAACAAAAAACCCTGGATATCATTGAAAGAACCGATCCATTGGATATATTGCGAAGAGAAAGATACAACAAAATGTCTAGTCAATCTCAACCAGAAGAAACAAACACGCAAGCTCCTGTATTAGTAAAAGATGGTCAAGACCAAAAATATGCAAATTTAAAAGATGGAGATCCTTTTAAGATAGAGGGCGACGAAACGATATATTATAAGAATCAATAATGTCTACAGATCCATTCAAAAAAAGGGATCCATTTGCAAAACCCAAAGATCCATTTGCAAAAACTAAACAAGAGGGGGTTGGCTTTGGTCAAAATTTATATAGAACTCTTGGTGGAGCTGCAAGAGATGTCGGCGTGGCAACAGCTGAGTTGCTTTTACCAAAAGATAGGTTCGGCCCATTAAACGTTGCTAAAGGCATAAGAGAGGGCAAGACTTTAGAAGAGATGGCCACAGATCCAAGCGTGTTGGAGCAAGCAATAAAAAGCGTTCCTGCAGTTCCTGAACCTACATATCCAGGTGGCAGTATCGCCAGAGATCTTGCTGGATTTGCAATACCCTTTGCTGGCATATCAACACGAGCTGGCCCTTTAACTGGTCTAACCACAAAACAACAATTAGCAAAAGGTGCTGGTATTGGAGGCTTAGCAGAGCAATTTGCTTTTAGTCCTTACGAGCAAAGAGTATCTAATTTAGTTCAACAATACCCAGCTTTACAAAATCCTGTAACTGAATTTCTACAAGCAGATCCAGAAGACAATGAAGCAGTAGCTAGATTTAAAATGGCTGTAGAAGGAGCTGCAATAGGAGTGCCTTTTGATTATTTATTAAGGCAAGTATCTAAGATTAAAATACCTAGCAGACCAAAAGCAGAACAGCCGTTTGTAGGCCCTAAACCAGATCCATTCATAGGCCCGCGACCAGGAGCTGTGGTTGAGTCTCCAATTGTTGAACCAAAAATAGAAGCGCCTAAAAAAAGACCACGCGCAAATAAAATGCCAGAAGTATTGGTAAAGCCAAAACAACCAAAAGGTATAAAAAAAGTAAGTTCTTTATTGCAGGGATCTATACCTAGAAACGATCCTCAAATAGAAGAGATAGCAAGAGCTATGGGAACTAGTCCCAAAAAATTATCAAGTTACTACAAAACAAAGAAAGCTCCAGAAAGTGTTTCTGCTACTGGAGAAGTTAAAGTTAGATCAGATGCTCTTGAAATTTTCACAGAAAAATTAAATGAACTTCAAATGGCACCTCTTGTTGGCAAAAGAGGATTTATAGATGAAAGGGGTATTAATGATTTTGGACAAGCAGACGCTTTAGAAATATTAGAAAAAAATCCACCTCTACCAGAATATGCTGCAAAAAATGACGAATACTTAGAAAAGTTAAATCAATATGAATCATATACAAGCGCCTTAGAAAGAGCAGACATAGATCCAAACTCCTTAAAAGGAAAAACAAATGAAGAGGTTGGAGAAATCATAGGAACTATATCTGAATATGAAGACGTGCTTGGAGTACCAGTGCCTCGTAGCCTTGGTAGCACGGTTGAAGAAATACCCGTTGGTTTTTATGAAGATGATGCTTTAATAGTAGAACCAAGGATGCCTTCTAATTTTATTAACAAAGTAAATGAAACTCCACCAGATTTTGCTGGCAATATTAATTTAAACAAAATTGATTCTCCAGATGAAATAAAAAACGCTATAAATGCTATTGCAGAAAATGAAGATGCCTTTATGGAAGCAAGAAGGGGGGTTGTTAAATTCGGATCGGACGGAGCAGAGTTGCGAGCGTTAGCAGAAGAGACTGGTTTGACTGAAGATCAATTAATAAGTAGAAAAAAAGGCTCTGCATTTAATGCAGAAACCGCTTATGCTGCTCGTCTTATAAACCAAGAGTCCGCAACTGATCTTGTTAAGCTTGCAAAAAAAGCGCAAGGTAATAACGCAAGCCCTAATGATTTTTATAATTTCGAGGAAGCTCTCACTAAACACGTTGCTATACAAGAACAATTAGCGGGTATAACAGCAGAGGCTGGAAGAGCATTGAGGCAGTTTAGAGAAACAGCTAGATCAAAAGAGGCTTTACAGGCAAAAGCTATTGGTGAATATGTGAAAGCAAAAGGCAAAGATACCATAGAGGAAATGGCTGTATTAATTAGCAACCTTGACACTCCTGAACAAATTGCAAAATTTAGCAAAGATGCACTTAAACCAAAGTTTAAAGACAAATTACAAGAAGCTTGGATTAATGCGCTTTTATCATCTCCATCAACTCATATTGTAAACGTAGTTTCTAATGGTATTGTTGCAGCAACCCGTATGCCAGAATATGCAGTAGCTTCTTTAATTGGTGCTGGTAGAAAAGGATCAGACAAAGTTTCATTTACTGAAACTGGCGGAAGAATATACGGAAGTATGTATGGATTTCTTGATGGTATAAGAGCATTTAAAGATGCTTTGATTGATCCAAAATCAGTAGACGATCCATTAACAAAATTAGAGCTACAAAGACAAAACTCTATATCTGGAATAAAAGGAGAAATAATAAGACTACCTGGAAGATTCCTAACTGCTGAAGACCAATTGTTTAAGTCTGTTGGTTATAGACAAGAGCTATGGGGGCAAGCATTAAGAAAAGCAAAAGCTGAAGGCAAGGGAATTAAAAGAGCTTACGAGATCATGGATGATCCAGCAAAAAACTTTCCAGACATACAGCTTAAAGCACAGGAAACAGCAAGGTATCAAACATTTACAAATCCTCTTGGCTCAACTGGTCAAAAAGTACAAGGAATTATTAATAATCATCCATGGACAAGGTATATAGCTCCCTTCGTTAGAACCCCAGTAAACATAGTTAAATATGCTGGAGAGAGAACTCCTTTTGGTATATTTGCTAAATCTTACAAAGAAGCAATTAAAAAAGGTGGAGCTGAAGCAGATATAGCCAGAGCAAGGGTTGCTGTCGGATCAACCGCTATGGCTAGTGTTTCCATGTTAGCAAATGATGGCCTTATAACAGGAAGAGGACCAGCAGATTATAGAGAAAACAATGTTTTAAGAGAGACAGGATGGCAACCATATTCAATTAGGGTGGGAGATACATATTATGCTTACAATAGGTTTGAGCCTGTGGGTATATTATTTGGACTAGCAGCTGACTGGGCTGATATTTATAAATACGCCAACAAATCTTTTACTGAAGAAAATGGCCCAGAGCTTGGCAAGTTGGCTGCAATGTTAGGAGCATCATTCACAGAAAACATTACTAACAAAACATTTTTGACTGGCGTAAGTGATTTTATTAATGTTATGTTTAATCCAGACAGATATGGAGAGCGATCTATACAAAGGTTTATGGGAAGCTTTGTTCCAACCGCATCTTATTATGTAAGAAAAGCTGAAGATCCTATTATGAGAGATGCGCAAAACTTAACAGATCAATATCTTAATAGAATACCAGGACTATCTACGGAATTGCCAGCAAAAAGAAATGTGTTTGGAGAAGTAAGAACCTTTACAAAGGGAGCAGCCCCTAAATGGATGGGCGGTATCGGAGAAACTTTTTCCCCAGTTGCAAAATCTACAATTAAAAATGATGTAGTTTTTGAGGAATTAGCAAAATTAAAAATAATACCTGTAAAACCTAAAAGACAAATAAGTGGAGTTGATATAGATTCAAAACAATATGAAAGCTTGTTAAAAGAAATGCTATCTTTAAATACTAAAAATACAATTAAAGATTTTATTGAAAGCCCTGGTTATGACAACCTTTTACCAATGTTTAAAATTGAAGAAATAAAAAAAATTCTTTCAGATGATCAAAAAGAAGCAAGAGAAATGACCGTGATTAAAAATCCAGAAATTTTAGACAAGCAAATGCAAGAACTAATGAAAGAGTTGGGACAAACCCAATAACCACATGTCCCGCCAATCAGAAAGAGTTGGCCGATCTGGAGAGTATTTAGTAGCCTCGGTGCTTTCTGCTTTTTCGGACACCGTTACCGTGATGCCACACGGATCTAAAGCCGATATCATCTTTGAGGTTGACCACACTCTTTACAAGTGCCAGGTCAAAACACAAAAACAAATAGAGAAAGCTAGAAAAAACTGGAGGTTTGATTTGCGTTGTGGTTCTCATTCTAAAAATAGGTTTTATAAGAAGGGTGATATAGATGTGTATGCTTTGGTAGCACTAAATTGTCAAAAGGTTTTATTTGCTTTCCCTTGTGGTAAAGGACAGATAACCGTTGAAGACAAAGATATCCAAGCAACAGATTCGTTGCAAAATACAGAAGATCTATTTAAAGAGCTTCAATGTCAACAGACACCATAGGATCTTCGTAATGCTCAACAGAGTTCATACCTAAAGATATTAGATACTCAGCCACCTTATGTGGTTCTTTCTGCTCGCTCTCACAAAAATCCTTAAACTTTTTAGCAAGATGTTTGTTTACATATATTGGTTTTCTTCCGTTTCTTTCTTTAAGAATTGGATCGTCAAACTCATATAAGTTCATAGTTACCTCATTAATCAAGAGAAACTTCTACAGAATATTTACCAATGTCATTACCCTTTGCGTCTACACCATGTACCATTTGTAACTCAAGATCTATAAAGTGTTTGGCTTTTAATAAGTCAGTCACTCTATCACTATTCTCGCCTTTACTTCTGGTTATGTACTTCAGACAACTACCAAGGTTATATGACAAATTATTAGCGTATATATAGTCTATCGGCTGTATTCTAGATTGCTTGTAGTGTGTTCCAGCTACTTGGTTGTTGGTTGCAAGTTTGTCTATTGCTTGATCCCAGTCCTTCTCATCGCCTATATCTGTATGTGCATATATAGTTTTATTCATAAAATTTCTCCACTTTTTTATTAATATATCACTTGTAAATTAGTAATATTGGTTTATTATAAACAAAAATATTAATAAAAGGGAAATTTATGGAAATATTAGAAAAGAATTTTGACATATCAAACACCATAGAGGTTGACGAACTAGCAGATAGATGGGGAGTCAGCAAGAAAACAATTGACAATAGAAGGTATAGAGGCCAAGGCCCAAGCTATTTTAAAATTGGTGGCAAGATTAAATACGATCTTGATGATGTGAAAAGAATGGAACAAGACTCTTATATTTCTGTAAATGGCACACGCTAAGTTAAGTCCGTCATCTGCAAAGATATGGATGGCATGTCCAGGTATGCCACAATTACTTGCAAGCGCAAACGTAGAATACAAAGTAGGTATACCTGCTGCTACTGGTACGCTGATTCACGAAATGGTAGAGACACTACTCAAGGGCAGGTTAAACAATCTCACATTAGAAGAATACTACTTAGATACAACACACCATGTAGAAGACTTTGACATTACAGTTGACCAAGAGATGATTGACTGCGCAAATATATATGTAGATTACATAGATCAAAGAATACAAGAGTTAGATATAAAAAGACCTTTAATTGAAGAGAAAGTAAACATGCCAGAAATACATGTAGATCTATGGGGAACAGCAGATGCTATTCTCATTGGCAAAGACATGATAGAAGTAATAGATTTAAAATCTGGTAAGTGGGCGGTTGAGGCAGATAACCCACAAATGCGTATCTATGCACTAGGAGCATTATCAAGATACGGAGACGATTGCACAGTTCAAATGACTATCGTACAGCCAAGAGGTTGGCATAAAGATGGTCCTATCAGATCATATTCCATATCAGCTATTAACTTAGTTGAATGGGCTTATGAAACTTTAAAGCCAGCAGCCGAGGCTTGCTATGAAGAAATACCCACATATAACTATAGTAAAGACGGATGCCGTTGGTGTAATGCTAAAGATATATGTGATACATATAAACATAATAAAAAAGGAGAATAGAATGACTGAAGTACAACAAGAACCTATTAAGTTTAGCTTTGAAGAAGGCGGAACTGAGTATGCGTATGACGATCTTACTGAAGAGAATAAAATACATTACAACAAATTAGCTAATGTTGAGAGACAGAAAAATGAATTAGTTGGCAATGCAAATTTTGAATTAGAAAAGCTTGATATCTTAAGAGCTGAATACAGCAAAAGATTACAAGATGCAGTAGAGTCTGAATCTGTTATAGAGACTTCTTAATGTCGTTAGCTAATATAAGACAGAAGGCAAAACTAAAACCACCAATCATGGTTATCTATGGACCTGGTGGTATTGGTAAGACAACCTTTGGCGCAACTATGAATAAACCAATCATAGTGCAAGCTGAAGATGGTATCGGTAAGATAGAGTGTCCACATTTTCCTGTGGCTAAATCTTACAATGAGTTTGTTGCAAACTTAAAAGCATTAATCAATGATAAGTCTGAATACAAAACTGTTGTAATAGATAGTTTAGATTGGCTAGAAACTTTAATGCAAGAATATGTTTGTGAGAAAAATGGATGGCCAGACATAAGCGCACCTGCTTATGGTAAGGGCTATGCAGCTTGTCTTGAGACATGGAAAGAATACTTAGGTTTATTAAACGAGTTACGAGCAAATGGATTCACTATCCTACAAATTGCACATAATGAAGTTAAAAGGTATGAAGACCCATCAAGCGAGCCACATGATAGACATCAGATCAAGTTGCATAGAAAAGCAGCTGATCTAATCATTGAGCATAGTGACGCTGTTTTATTTGCTAATTACAAGATAGGTACTATCCAAGTAAAAGGCAAAGGCGGTGGTATGACTACCAAACTTAAACAAGGTGATAGAACTATCTTTACACAAGAAACACCAGGCTTCCAAGCTAAGAACAGGTTTGGTCTGGATAACGAGATGCCTTTTGATTGGAAAGAAATCAGAGAGCAGATGCTGAGATGAATGAGATATTGCTATTAGAGTACAACGAGTATGATCCTGGTGAAGATCCACAGTTTACAGATGGTTATTGTAACTACTGTGGGTCTGAAGAGGATGATTGCGTTGAATATAAATGTTGGATTTAAAAAAGGAGTAAATAATGGATCTAAGTAATTTTAATGTTGATTCTGTCGGTGAAGGCAGAGGACAAATAGAGCCAGGTAGACATGTTCTGCATTGGCAAGGCGAAGAAGAAGCGTTAGTGGAAGGTAGAAACGGATGGCGCGGGTGCAAGATGTATTTTGAGGTAGGTGATTCTGGTATAAGAATTAACCATACCTTTACAGTTGGACATGACAATCCTAAGTATGTGGATAGTGGTGTTAAATCTATTTTACTTATGGCGCAAGCTATGGGTGTTAAAGAGCCACCAAAAGATACATCTACTGCATTTATGGGTAAAAGTGTATCTGCTGAACTTGTAAAAGATGAGAACGGATATCTAAAAATTAATGAGGATTGGGGTAAGACTTGGCAGTCAACTGATGCAAAGCCAAAGGTTGTTAGTGAAAAGCCAATACAAGCTGGCCCATCAGAGGCAGACTTAGCAGCAGTAGGATCTACAGCTGACGATGAAGCACCATTTTAATTTTGATGGTAATAGAAGGCCTACGCTGTGCGCTTATTGTAAGCGTCCAGCAGGCCCGTTTTTAAAACAAGACGGAGAACATTGGCTTGGAGCGTGCTGTATGGATCATTTAAAAAAGATTGGTGAAGGTTTGAGACTGCCAAACAAAGCACAATTAAATGATGATGGAGTTGAATACTCAATAGCACAAACCAAGAATTTATATTTAGATTTAACATTAGAAGAAGAAGACAAACCATTGCATAAATGGGATAGGGAGAATCGTAAAAAAGTATTTACTTCTATTGTTAGAGAATATCTAAACTGGGCGAACGTGCAAGCCGAGTTAGATGACCAGAGAGCTGCAAATGGATTTAACAAAGTACCTAAAGAGGGACGTACTCTATAACGATTTAGGATTTAGTACAGGAAAGAGTACACACGATTTAATAAACGAGATGCAAGCACAAGGATTGCTTGTAGACTTCTTAGAAATTACTGGTGAGATAATAAGAGTACCAGTTCAAGCAATAAACAGTAAACCAGATACAAATGGCCAGCGTAGTGGATACTATGTAGTAAACCTGGTGGGTGAACACATGTTCTGCACTTATGGTAATTGGAAGACTGGATTTGAAGGCAAATGGTCTTCTATAGATACCAATACCC